GAAGTTTTTCCTAAACAAAGAGAATTAAAATCGAAAGATGATACAGGAAATTTTTTAAATTTACCATATTTTAATTGCAGTAATACAACCAGATATGCCTTTCTTGAAAGTGGCGAAGCTGCTACACTGGAAAGTTTTTTTGAGTTAGTAGAAAGATATAAACAAGAAGACATTAGCACAATAGAAGTTAAAAGACCAACAACACCATACTCTGATGGTCCACCATGTGTAGAACTTATGGTGCAAAACAAAGTTACAGAGGGTGGTAGAAACAATGCATTGTTTCATTATGGGGTATATGCAAAATCTAAATGGCCAGAAAATTGGAAAACAAAATTAATTTTATTTAACGAATCTGCTATGGCACAACCATTGTCAGATATAGAAGTAAACATCATAACAAAACAACATGAAAAAAAAGATTGGGGCTACAAATGCAACGATCAACCTATGTGTAGTTTGTGTGATAAAAAATTATGTAAAACACGAAAGTTTGGTATAGGTCAAGAAATAACTTTTCCTAATCTTACAGATCTACAAGTTGTAGCGTTAGAGGAACCATACTACTACATGAATGTAGATGGTGATAGATTGTATCTTGACTCTGCAAAACATTTAACAAATCAAAGTTTATTTCAAGAGGAGTGTGTAAAACAATTAAGATTTAATCCACCAACTTTAAAAACAAATGATTGGAAAAAACTTACAAATATATTATTAGAAAATGCGGAAGTAACAGAACCTGCAGAGGGTACAGGAACAAAAGATATACTACGAAACTATCTTGAAGATTATTGTGTAAATAGAATACAAAAAGATGATTACGAAGATTTAAAAAATGGTGGCACATACACCAAAGAAGGTTATCATCACTTTGTATTTGATAACTTTTTTCACAACTATTTATCGAGAAAACATTGGAAGGTGCCATACCAAAGAACATCACAAATGTTAAAAGATAATTTAAATTGCACAACTAAACGTGTAGGAAAACATAAACTATCTGTATTTGTTGTGGCTAGATTTGATAAAAAAGAAGAAACATATAAACCTAAACCATTTAAGAAAGATAATTACTAATGAAATATACAAATATATGTGGCAAAGATTTTAAAAATAAATCTAAAGCGTATAAATTTTTTAGAAGTTTAGTAAAAGAAACGGTAGATACTGGTTTAAATTGTGTAGAACCTATAATACAACTAACAGAAGAAACTCCGTTAAAAAATTCAAATGTTAGTAATTTATTTAAAAATTATTTAGTCGATGGTGATTGGTATGGAAGAAAAACTAAAGGTCAAAATATTAAAAATTTTGTTTTAATTAAAGATGACTATAATGATTATTGTCTTGGTTTTAAATTAGAAGATGACTCTATTGAGTCAGTTACTGCTAAATCATATTTATCTTGTTTTGGAAAAGGCACTCAAACAGACGATGAAAGATTACACTCTGCAATGAGATATGAGATAAAATATCAATCAGAAGAATATAGAAAAAATAATCAACACATTCAAGAGTGTTTTGATTGTTCTTGTCCAAGAGAAGCTGGTTTGGACGTAGACCATGTTATTCCATATAAAACCATAGTAAATTCTTTTTTTAATATTCATGACAAAGAAGAATTTAAAAAAAGCATGAACAAAGAGATACAAGGCTTATATTGGAGACTAAGAGAGGATCACAGAAAAATATGGAGGGAGTATCATAAACAACACGCAAAGTTTCAACTACTTTGTAAAGAATGTCATAGATTAAAAACGGCGAGCGAAAGATGAGAACAATAATATACGGACCACCAGGCACGGGTAAAACACATACTTTGTTAGGACACATAGAAAAATTTCTTGAGACAACAGATTCAGATAAGATTGGATATTTTACATTTAGTAAGAATGCTGCACAAGAAGGCAGAGAAAGAGCTGCATTTAAATTTAGATTATCTATGTTAGATGATCTTCCATATTTTCAAACATTGCACTCATTTTGTTTTAATCAACTTGGTTTAAGTAAAGATCAGGTTATGAAAGAAAAACATTACAAAGAATTAGGAGAAAAGATGGGACTAGAAATAGAAGGCACACAACAAGACGAAGATCATGATAGTGTGTTTTATTCAAAAAATCCATACATACAATTAATAAACATAGCACGATCAAAAGAAATAGATCCGGTAAAATATTATCATCTTACAGATAATCAACAGGTATCACTAAATAAATTAAAAATTATATCAGAAGAACTACAAAGATATAAAACAGAACATGGTTTAGTTGACTTTCCTGACATGATAGAAAAATTTTTAAGTAGTGGTGATACACCAAAACTAAGAGTTATGTTTGTAGACGAAGCACAAGATCTAAGTTTAATACAATGGAAGTTAGTAAAAAGAATAGAAGAGTCAGCAACAGATTCTTTCATCGCAGGCGATGACGACCAGGGTATATATAAATGGAATGGTGCACATGTAAATACATTTATAAACTTAGAAGGCACAAGAGAAATATTAGAGCAATCACACAGGGTACCACAAAAACCTTTTGAACTTGCAAACAAGATTATAAGTAAAGTTAAAAATAGAGTAAACAAAAAATATTATCCAAAAGATACAGAAGGATCTGTAAAACGTTGTCAAAGTTTACATGAAGTTAATTTTACAAAAGGTAAATGGTTAGTGTTAGCCACAGCAAATTATATGTTAAGTGACATAGGTGATGTGTTAGATGAAAAAGGACTGTACTGGCAAAGAAGAAAAGCAACACCAAGAGTTAAAAATATATACGAGATCATACAAAAGTGGGATGAATTAAAAACTGGCGTACCAATGCACTACAACGATTGTAAAAAAATTTTCAATAAGATGAATAAAAACTGGGATAAAAAATTATTTAAAGCTATGGTTAAAGATCAATTCTATGGCATAGATGATTTAAAAAATAAATATGGTTTACAGACAGAAGCAGAATGGCAAGAGGCATTAGATGAACTAGGTAATGAAGATATAAGAAAGATAACAAAACTAATAAAAACAGGTGAAGATTTATCTAGCACACCAAGAATAAGTATTTCCACAATACATGGAGTAAAAGGAAACGAAAGAGAGAATGTAGTAATTAATACTGAACTATCTGGAGCAGCGTACGATGAGTATCAAAAGAATCCAGATGACACACACAGATTGTTTTATGTTGCATGCACTAGAACAGAAAACAATTTATTTATAATCGAACCACAAAGGAAAAAAGCATATGACATCTAAAGTATGGGATAAACAACACGGAGGATCCCACTATCAAAAATATAAAATTCAACCAAGTAAGTTTGTAGTAGAGAATGAATTGCTATATCCTGAAGGTTGTGCTATAAAATACATAATACGTCATCGTGATAAGGGAAAGAAACAAGACATACTGAAAGCGATACATTTTTTAGAAATGATTATAGAGAGGGATTACAATGAAACCGATATTTAAACCACAGACAGAGTGGTTACCACCACAGGACTTTCCTGATCTATCTAACTACAGTGAAATAGCTATTGACTTAGAAACAAAAGACCCAGACTTAAAAACTATTGGATCTGGATCTGTTGTAGGTCGAAGTAAGATTGTTGGTATAGCTGTAGCTGTACAAGACTGGAAAGGATACTATCCTATTGCACATGAGGGTGGAGGCAACATGGATAAAAACATGGTCTTAAAATGGTTTCAAGATGTATTAAATACAAA